GCCCCGTGCTTGGTTCGTACAGAAGTTCTTGGTCCGCCAAGAGGGGATACTTTTCGCTTCCTACGTTGACCTGGCGCGTTACCTTGATCGGCTCACCGGGCTTGGTGCCCTGCAGCGCTGCCAGCGAGGCCGCTGCGGACTTCTGCTGATCCGGTGTGCCGCTCAGCAACTGCTCGGTCAGGGCCTGCATCTGCTGCGCCTGCTTCAACTGCAACTGGCCTTGCTGCGTTTGCACCTGCGTCAATGCGGCATCGGACTGGGCCCGGCCCTGCTCGATCGCGATGCGGGCTGCCTCGTTGGCGTTGGCGGCGGGCGCATTCGGGTCCATCTGGCCAATGCGCGGCGGCATGCGTAGGCCGCTGGCGACTTGCCCGGCAGCGGCTGCCGCGGCGCCCACGCCAGCCGCGCGCGGATCTCCGAAGCGCGCCAGTCGCAGCGCGGCCGCGCTGCCCTGCGTCGCCGTCTCGGCAGCCTGGCGTTCGCGCTGGCCGTTGCCCAGGCGATCCAGCGTGTCCAGCTGCGCCATGCGATCAGCCGCTGTGTACCCGCCACCACCGCGCGTCAGCTGGCCCACGGCCGGCGTTTGCCCACCGGCCATGGTGGCGGCGACGCCCGGCGGCGGGACGACCGACTGCACCACGTTCTGCTGCTGGTAGCGCTTCAACAGCGCCTGGTTGCTGGCGGCGAAAGCATCGTCGTAGACGGGGTTGCCGTTGGCGTCCAGCGTCGGCGAGCCCGGTAGCTTGGTCGAGGCCTGCGCCGGTGCCGTCGCGGTTTTGAGCTTGCCGGGCAATGCCGCGAGCGCCGGCGCGGACAGCGCCCGCGCACCCGCATTCACAGCGCCCGCGACACCCGCCGGGCTCGGGCTGGCAAGCGGTCGCGTCAGCTTTGCCGCTGCTGGCGGGGTCGCTGGCTCCCACTTGCTGGTGGCCGGGTTGAACTGCGTCTCGCCTGGCTTTGCGGCATCCGGCTTGAACCCCAGCGCCTGCTGCGCGGGGCGTGAGAGCAGCGTGCGCGCCAGCACCTCGGGAACCGTTGCCGGCGGCTTGGACGCCTCGGCCATGGTGGCATGCGGTTGACCGAACGTCGCAGCAGCCATGCCGAACGCGGGCTTTGCAGCCGGCCGCGTCAGCATCGGTGCCGGCGGCCCGACTTGGCTGGGCATGGGCCCGCCTGCGCGCTTCAATCGATGGTCCACCAGCTTGGCGGCGGCGGCATCGGTGCCCTGAAAATGCGCGGTAAACGGCGCAAACATCTGGCCTTGCCGCTTGAGCTTTTCCGAAACGTCCATGCTGTCCCCTTAAGCCGTGTAGTTGTAGTTCTCGCTGCGCGAGAAACTGTTGCTGGTCGAGCCGGATCCGCTGCCGCTGATCGTGGCGCCCACATTGATCGCGCTGAACGCGCCGGCGGCCAGCTGCGCGGCCATGGCGCCTGCTGACTTGATCGCTTCGGCTTGGAGCGTCGCCGCTTGGACCAGCGTCTGCTGGCGCGTCTGCCACTGTTGGCTCAGCAGTTCGATCGCTGCGATGTTGTTGCGCAGGTCGGCCTGGAGCGCGTTCACGCGCAGGTTGCGATCGGCGGTGTCGGCGCCGACCTCCGCGGTGAAGCGCTCGACGTCCGCGGCGAATGCGCTGACGCGGGTGCGTGCCTGCTCGATCATCGATCCGGTGCGCGCGCCCTCTGCCTGGACGCGGGCCGAGAACAGCCCGACTGATGCCTGCAGCGCCTCGATGCGCGCGCGGATGACCTGCACTTTCGTATTGTTGCGGCCCTCGGCCGCGGCCACCGTGGCGGCGAACGCGCGGGCCTCGGCGTCCAGCATGCCGGCGCGGGCGGACTCCGCCCGCACGCGGGTTTCGTAGGCCTCCCACTCGATTTTGCGGACGTTGAGCGCGGTGGCCCACGCCTCGATCTCGCTGCGCCACTTCTCGACGCGCAGGCGCTCGATCTCCGCCTGGACGCGGGCGCCCTCGTTCTGGGCGGTAAACACCTCGACGCGCCGGCGCAGGCCATCCATGCGCGTGGCGTAGATCTCCGCCTGCACGCGGTTGTAGTCGCCCGCGGCCTTGGCCGCCTCGATGCGGGCGCGGAACTCGTCCAGATGCGCCAGTGCGCCTTGCAGCTCGGCTTTGAACACCTCGACGGCGATCGAGCGCGCCTGCTGCCGGGCGTTGTACAGACTGACCGCCACGTCGAACAGCCGCACATCGGCATCCAGCCGGGCGCGCGCCGCATCGAATGCGCGTTGCACGACCTGGTTGTGCTGCTGGATCAGCACCGTTTCGAGCGCGATGCCCTGCGCGATGGCGTTGCGCAGGTTGGCCTGTTCCAGCTCCGAGGCCTGCACCAGAATCTCGCGGTTGGTGGCCGCGGCGCTCAGCCGGTTGGCCTCCACCGTCGCGTTGACCTGTTCGGCCAGCATGCCGGTCGGCAGCTCGAATCCCCGCGACGCCATGATGTCGGTGGCGTCTTGCACCGCCTTGCGCCCCTGCTCGTCGTCACGGGCCCGCGCGCGCGCGAACAGCGCCGCTTCCACGGCCGGGTGCAGCCCGGTGCCGCCCTGCATCTGGCGCAGGCATTCGGCCTTGATCTGGTCGAGCACCGGCGAGGTGTAGGCGGCCTCGTCCCAGGTGAGTTCGGTGTTCGGCGCGGTGCCGGTAAACACGGGCTCGCCCGGATCGGTGAACGTCGGCAGGCCGGGGAACGTGAACTCCGGGATCTGCACCTGCAGCAGCGTGCCCATTTCGGGCTCGGTCAGGTCCGGTGCCGTCGGCAGCGTGATGTCGCGCGTGGTCGGCCCTGCCGGCGCCAGTCCCGGCACGATCGGCGCGGGTGCCGGCGGCAGCTGCAGCGATCCGCTGCGCGGCTCGAACGGGCCGGGCGTCTCCAGCACCAGCCCGTCATCGAAGGTCAGGCTCTCGAACGCCACGGGCGCAAACGGGTCGATGTCGATCGCAAGCGCATCGGTCGGGGCGTCCGGCATCTGCTGCGCCGGGACGCGCGTGGGCTCGGTGGACACCGGCGGCGCGTCGACATAGGTGATCGGCGTCAGGCTACCCAGCGCCTGGATTGCGGCCTCGGCGCTGGCCTGGAAGGTGTCGGCGCGCGCCGTCATGTCCTCGATCTGCTGCTGGACGGTGCCGGCGGCAGTCTCGAAGTAGGTTGGCGGGTACTGGTCGACGGACATCAAACTCTCCTGGAGGTGTCAATCAGCGTGATGTCGGCCGAGCGCAACGCGAACGGCGAGCCCGGAATGCCGCGGAACTCCAGCTGCCACATGAGCGAGCGCAGGCCACGGCCTACCTTCACGCGGGTGGACACATGGCCTGGCTCCGTGCGCTCGGCGGCCTCGTACTCGTAGGTCGGCTGGTCCTGATCCATCGGCGTGACCGCCAGCACGAACGGTCCGCCCTGGGTGATGGCGTACACGTGGTCGATGCGCGTCAGCACGCGGGAGCCCAGGTCACTGATCGGCAGTCGCAGGTAGGGCGCGATGTTCGCGCCGGCGTCGGTTGTCCCCGTGAGCTCGTACAGGCCTTGCGGCGTGGCCACCACCGGGTGGCCATCGACCACGGCTGCGGCGACCACGGGCTGCGCGGTCCAGCGCGCGGCGTTCAGCGCATCGAGGGCGGTTGTCCACGCGGCGCCGGCGCTGAGTTGGCCGGGGGTGGTCGTCGCATCCGAGAGCATCGCGCGATCCACGATCAGCGCTCGGTGATGCGCCTGGGGCACCACGGCATCGCTGACCAGCGCCAGATCCACGCTGACCGTGACTCGGTGCGATGTGCTGGCCAGCGCATCGCCGGCGCCGGCGCTGTCGGTAATGCGGACAGAGCGCGAGAACGCATGCACGCTGTCACCAGCGACGGCGGCGTCGCTGACCTGCTGCACTCGGCCCGGCCGCACGCTGTCGGCCATCCGGGCGCCTTCCGTCCACAAGGTGACGCGGTTGGACCCCGTCAGCACGGCATCGCCGACGATGGCGCCGTCTACGGCCCTGGTCGTGCGCCCGGCAGACACTGCATCACCGCCGGCGGCAGCTTCCGCGATCACCTGGATTCTGCGCACGCGCACGGCGTCGCTCGTGCCGGCGGCGTCGGCGATGGCGCTGGCTCTGTGCGAAGTGCGGGCCACGACGTCGCCCATCACTGCGCCATCGACAACGCGCAGGATGCGAATCGGAACCACGCTGTCCGCCCCGGTCGCCGATTCCGTCACCTGCGTCCCGCGCGTGCCGGTCGCCGCGTCCGCAGCCGCCAGCGTATCCGCTACCTGCGTCCCGCGCACCGCGGCAAACGCGTCGTTAAGGACCGCGTAGTCCTCGATCACGATGCAATCACTCAATCTACCCTCCCGATCAGGGTGTATCCGGCGCCATCGTCGATCGCCGCGCGCATTTCTGGGTGCTGTGGCCTGCCCAAGATCACGCGATCATCGACACCGGCGCCTTCGGCTTTGGTCCAGTACAGCAGCGCCAGGCCATCGCCCCAGGTGTTGTGGTAGGCCTGCATGTAGATCTGGGCGCCTGAGTCTGGATCGGGACTGGTTCGGAACCAGCTCTGGTCGACGTGCTCAGGCTGCACGGCTTCGGCGCGGGCCACGCGCACCTGTTCAATGCTCGACGCATTGACCAGCCATGCCTCCAGCGTCTCGGTGCTGGCCTGTGATTCGAACGTCGTTGACTGCGGCGGCAGTGGTCGCACCGAACTCAACGACTCGGCGTCATCGCAGACACTGGCCCAACTGCCGTTGTCGGCCACGTCGCTGCAGGCTTCGGGCGCGTAGTACGCGTTGTCGGTCACGGTGCGGCGATCAACCGGGCCGCAGCCATTCGGGTGCTGAGCCCGGATGTAGTTGCCGCCGACAATCTGCCCGGTGAAACCGGGGAAATTGCGCCACGTCTCGTAGGCGTGCGGATCGTCGACCTCGGCAACGGTGCGCGAGACTGATCGCAGGTAGCCGTCGCGTCGATCCTGCCGCGCGTAGTAGTACGCGGCGCGATCAAACTGCGGCAGCACGATCCCAACCTGCCGGTCCTCGCCCCACAGCGTTTCGTTGGTGACCGTGATCCGAAAGCCACGACGGCGATACAGCACGCCACGCTGCGGGTGCGTCACGTCATCGGCGACCCCGGTGAATGTGTACCCCAGATCCCGGCCTTCTCGCGTCATCACGAGGCGCGTGCCTGCCAGTTCGGTCCGGTCGTCGAAACGATCGGTGTAGAACGTGCGCCGCGGGGCTGTCGGGTTGGTTTCGACGACGCGTGTCCACTCGCCGATGTACATGCAGTCTTCGGTCGTATCGGTCACGCGCGCTGCCTGCGTGCGGTCGTCGTCGAAGTAGCGCACCCAGGCCAATGACATGCCCTGATAGGCCACCCACATCACGGTGTTGTGCAGCCCGGCTGGTCGCGGGCGACTGGATGCCGGGCGCGGGTCGTGGGTCAGACAGAAGCCGGCCACGTGGTTAAAGAACGCGATCGGCGGAAAGCGTTTGGCGGTGAACGGCGCCCACAATACGCCCTCGCCGCGCATGCTGACGCGCGCACTGGCCGTCGCCATGGGTGCCAGCACCACGCCGATCAGCTCCTGAAACGCGCGCGCCGGCGCCGTCTGTGCCAGCACGGCGATAGGTCGGATCTGGTCGACTGTCATGCGCTCCAGCTTGCGCAGCGTCCACGCTGCGGCTTCACCGGACGCCACTCGGGAGAGCGCCGCCTGCAGACCACGGACGTCTACCCCGGGCGCCGGCGTCGTTGAGCCGATGCTGATGCTGACGCCCCACCAGCTGCCGCGCTGTACGTCATCTGCCCCATATCGCCATGCGGTGTTCACCGCGTCGTGACCAGTGTCGGAGAACGCCCAGCCCAGATCCGGCGAGTAGCTACCGTGGCCATAGAACCCGCTGAGCGCGGACGCTGCCTGTAGGCGCAGCACGAACCCGCCGCGGATGGCTGACTCCAGCGCTTCAGTGGATGCCGGGAACGTCTCGCCGCTGGGGAATCCGCCGAAGCGATCGAGCAGTTCGAGTCCGGCCTCGTCGTTCAGCGTGGTCAGGCGCTGGCGAAAGCGCGGCAGCGTGGTTGCTTCGAACAGCGGCAGCGGCATGGCCAGAACGCCGCGGGTGATGGAGATCTCGATGAGCCACGCGCGCCCATCGGCCGCGAACGTGATGCCGTGGGTCCGATCCCTGGTGTAGCCGTAGCGGATCCGCACGCCCTGCTGCGGCAGCGTCGCCTCGTAGGCAGTCGGTTGGGCATCCAGCCGTTGCGGGTTCAGCACCGCCGGCGGCACGCGGTCGTAGATCGACGGCGCTTCGGCCTTGCCCACGGCGCTGATTGCCTGGATGACCATGCGCATGGCGCCGGTCCACAGGGTGGACTTGCCGAGCACGTATTGGGAATACGGCGGGTCGGCGTCCTGGTCGTCGATCTCCGGAAGATCCGGGTGTGGGCGAACCGCGAACCGCGCCGACAGCGCGTATTGCTCCGGCATGCGGTGCAATCCAGCGGCGGCGGCCGTCGGGCGGAACCGATCAAGCACCGGCACTTCTCCGACGATTCGCCCGCCGGCAACCACGCCCGACACGAAGTCAGGCGTCTTAGTCGCCTCGATCTGGGCGAAGCTGGGCTCCTGCTCGTCGTAATCGGCAACGATTACCGCCCGCGTCATGCCGGGCATGGCGTAGGCGTATACGTACGCCCGGTCTGACAGGCGCTCGTGCGCCCCCTGTACCTTGCTGCCCCATTTCATCTGCTCGCGCAGCCGGTAGACCAGCCGGCGCGCCTGGGGCACGTATGTCAGCGCCAGCTCGGCATTGCCCCGCAGGGTAATGCCAAGCGCTTCATCCGACATCAGTCGGAGTCAGTGATGCTGATGGTGTAGCCGATGGTCCAAGTCGCGCCGTTGTTCAGCACTTCCGGCAGCGCGAAGCGCACCGCAGACACCAGCACCCCACTGCCGCCGCCGCGGACGTTGCTCGTCAGCAATGCCGCGCCTTGGAATGTCACGTTGGTCGTTGCGGCAATGGTCAAAGTCGGCTGGCTGGCGGTGTTGTTGATGGCGCCGGCGCTGGCGCTGCCGGGCGTCCACGCGGGCCGCGTTGAGGCCGTGTAGCCCTCGCTGGTCGACGTGTTTTCGGTGGCATTGGCAGCGAAGTTGGCGGCCGTCCAGCTGGACAGCCGCGACACGGCTCCCGTGTACAGCGCGATGTAGTAGCCCGCCGGCTTTGCCGTCGCGCCCAGCGCCACTGCCAGAATGTGATTCAGCCCTTCGGTGACGATCAGGTTCTTGTCGGTGGCCATGGGCCCGCCCACCAGGCCGTGCGTCCACACGCCCCCGATCACCGCCCGCTGCTTCGGAAGCAAGATCCCGTTCTTGGTCGGTTCAAACTTGCGATTGCGGATGGCACGACGAAACTCGGCCAGGTGCTTGCCCAGCTGGTCAAAAAACATGCTGATCTCTCCTACTGAGTGAACGCCGTAAGTCGGCGGTTGTGGTGCAGTGCGCACACGCCGCTGCCAGCGGCCCGCACGCGCTTCGCTTGAACTTCGAGGACGCGGCCATCGGCGGTGCCGACGGTGAAACCGCGCTCAGACATCCACACCACGGCAGCGGAGTTGCCGGGCGCCAGATCGTTGGGAAGCTCGGATGCCGGCACGATGACTGCGCTGTACGCCATCGGCGGCGCTGCGCTGGTAGCGCTGCGGGTCCAGTCGTCCGGGCGCGTACCCCCCAGCCAGTCCACGCCCCGCGCGTGGCCGACCCAGACGCCACCCTCGACCGCTGCTAGGAATCGGATCGTGTGGGGGAACTGCAGCCAGTTATGGCGCGGCGAGTACAGGTGCATGCCCATTGGCTCTGACCAGCGCAGCGTGTGCGTGCCGGCCACCAGCAGGCGCCCGCGCCAGTGCGCCACGTGCCGACCACCGACCATGCGCCGCAGGTGCTGGGTCAGCGGCAGCCGCCCGACGTTGCCGGCGCCGATCATGTAGTCGGCCGTACCCCAGGGCACGCTGGCCGCCGAATACAGGACGTCGCCGTTGGCCTTGGTGCGATAGACGCGCGCCTCGACCGCTTCATCGGGCCAAGTCGCGGCCGTCAGGCGGATGCCGCCACCGGTGGCCACCTGCAGGAACTGGAGCGCGCCCAGGCCGCCCTCGCGGCCCCACTCGTCCACGTAGGCAACGGCGACGGCGTAGGTGCCCGCATCGAGGCCGCCGGCGGCGATCGCAGTCGCGGTGAACGCCGACCCATCGGTCACGCCCAACTGCCGCGGCGTGCCGTCGCGAATCTCGCCGATGAATTGGCCAGCGGTCCACACTACGCCCGAAGGCGTGTCGGCGAAGCCGAACGGCCCGCCGCTGGGACAGGTATAGAGGCTGGTGATTGTGCCGGGATACTGCACTCGCACCAGCTCGGCGCCCCGGCCGCCGTAGGTGATGCCGTCGGCCGATCGCCACAGCGAATGCAGCGGCTCTGCAGCGAGCAGCGTGCGCCCGGGCCGCGTTTGTGCCCAGCCGTCGCGGTCGATGATGACGTCTACCGCATCGGCCAGCGATTCCAGCGTGCGCGTCTCGCGGTTGATGCGGCGCACCGGGTCGCTGACGTTGTCGAGGCCTGCGGGCCACGGCCCCAGCTTGATGCCGCTCATGCGATTGTCGCGCTCCCGTGCTGATTGGATTCCATGCCGCCCGCGAGTACCGCACGCGGGAATCTCCCGCAGCTGTGATCGTGGAGTCCGATGACCACGGGCGCCGCCAGCGCCAGCGCGGCCCAGCCGTCGACCTCGGCGCGCCATCCAGCGTTAGGCGTGCCGAACTCGAGCTCCGCGATTTCTGGAACGGGCAGCGTGCGCGCCAGCGCCGCGCGGCCGAACTCCACCCAGTCCTCCCCGCGCGGGCGCGCAGATCCCGGCACCACGCGATCCGGGTCGCCCCACTCCGTTGTCTCGAAGGCCTGCGGCTGCAGTCCCTGCAGATGGGCCACGGTCGGGTAACCAGGCGCCCAGCTGTAGTGCTGTGAGGCCTGGAGCGTGCGCTGGCGCGCGCCGGTAGCTGGTGCGCCAATGGTCGTCGCGGTGAACCCGGCGGGCCGCGGACCGCGCACCGGCGGCGGCCAATGGGCGATGCGCATGCGCTTTGCCAGCGCTCCGAACGTGTATTCCATCTCGTCCGAGTCCCAGCCCTGCACCTCGCGCCGGCGTACGCGATAGTCCACCATCGCGTCACCCCATTGGGTCGCCGACCATCCCGCCATCTCGAAGGGCGGGTACTCGTGCGAAGCCCAGGCGACGCCAAAGCGCGTCAGGTCCATGCCGGTGGCCGTCAGCGCGCGGTGCAGGAACTGCACCTCCGGTGCTCCGACCGCGCCCTGCATGCCAAGCGGTCGGACATAGCGGATCAATGCCGGGATCTCTGTCACTGTCGGCTGGGGCATCTGCAGCGCTTCAAAGCCCTCGGGCTCCGGTGCACCTTGCTCCGGCAGCTCCGGGAACCCGACCCGTCCCGGCGCGAAGGTCGGCACGAGCAGCTGGCGCCGGCGCAGCGCGGCAGCGTGATCGGGGAACTGGGTGCGCGTGCCGGAATCAGGCGGGCTCAGCGGGTGGATATGCTGAATGAACCGCGTGCGCAGCGCGATACCGTGCTGCCCCCAGATCGGACCGCCTACCTGCGGGCGAGTTTCGCGGTAGTCGATGGGCTCGTCGTCGGGACTGGTGCCAAATGGCCAGCCAGCCGCGTAGATGTACCAGGGCGACATCAGTGGCGTGCCGAATGCGCCCGCGTCTTCGCCCGGCGCGCCCAGAAATCGACGGCCGGGGACGTTGGGGATACCGACCTGATCGGCGTCCGGGGTGATCATGCGCGGGCGCAGGCCGTTGGTGCGCATTCTGGTCTGGCCCCATTCCAGCGTGTCGAACCCAGTGGGCTCGATCTGGTTCTCGCGCAGGGATGCGCCGCCAAATTCCGTGCTCTGGCGGTTCGTGCTGCTTGTGCCGATCAGCGCTCCCAGGCGTATGCCGCTGATCACGACTGTCGGCGGCGGGCTGGGCGTGGCCAGTTCCACCAGGTGCAGGTCGCGCGTGCGGAACGAGTCCCACCCATTGAGGCGCAGGCGCTTGGTCCGGTACTCGATGAACGGGCGCTCGGCCGGCCACACGGTGTGCACGCTGCCGCTGGCGCTGACCGTGCGCCACTGGGTGCGGATGGCGCTGGCGCCCCACTGGTCTTGCGGCACGGGGATCGGTCGCACCTCGGGCGTCACGTTGCGCACGCGCGCGCCGGTCGACACCTGGTCGAAGGGGACGGGCTGCAGCGTGGTTGCGCGTGTGAACTGCTCGACCACCCAGACCGATCCCATGACCGCCGTCGGCTCGATCAGGTCAGGCAGCACGAATTGCTCGCGATATCCGGTGATCAGCGTGCCGATCTGCTGCGCGTACATGCCGCGGCCGGCGGCGTCCAGCGTGCGCGGCGATCGCGACACCCAGGCTTCGCCCGCCTGATCGGTGTCGCCGATGGCGGGCATCGGGTAGTAGATGCCGCGGTTGCGGATCTGCTGGGCGCCGGTGGCCGTGGCCGTGTAGCCCGGCAGCGGCAGTGAAGCCGCGGCGTTGCGCACACTGGGATAGTCGCCAAAGCGCGCGGAGTCCGCGCCCTCGGCACCCAGCGTGCGGGTGCTGTGGGCAATGAAGCTGCCCCCTCCCCACTCGGTGGCGTCCAGCGCGGCCGGCACCAGCGCATCGGCAGTCAGCTCGATCTCGGGCCGCCCGGCGCGCAGCGTCACATAGCCCTGTACGTCGTACGCGGTGTTGCGGTTGCGCACGCCCGGGTAATCGCCGAACACCCCACCGTCGTGTGCCGACACCTGGAAGGCCTGCTTGATGATCTGGCGCGCGTTGCGCACATCGGTCAGAGACCCGATCAGCAGCCAGTCTTGCTGATAGAACCACTGGCCCGGCCGCAGGTAGCGGTTGTACAGCGCGACATCGGCCGTGCCCGACGCCCACGTCTCGAACCCTGCCGGCGTAATGCGCTGGCGCTGGTCCCAAGCGTCGGCCATGCCCCACTCGGTTGCCTCGAAGCCGCTCGGCGAGCGCTCGCGCGTCCATCCCAGCTCGGGGAACCCAAACTGCATCGTGCTGATCACGCGCTGGCGCACGATGCGCGGGCTGTCCGACACCATGGGCGTGCCGATGCCGGCGCCGGTCCACGTGGCTGGGTACACTTCGCGGTCCAGCAACGAGACAAACTGCGTGCCCCACTGCGTGGCAGTCCATGGCGTTGGGCGCGGGCGGCCGTTCCACGGCGCGATTCCGATGCCGGCCAGGCCAAGCAACGACTCCCAGCCCGTCGGCTGCGGCATCTCGCGCCGGGCGATGGTCGGCGTCCCCATGACCAGCTGCACCCAGCCAGTCGCCGTGACCGACGTCGGCGTGGTGACGGCAGCGGTACCGAACGCCCCCGCGTCGATGGACGGCGGCGTGGTGATGCTCAGCCAGTTGTAGATGGTGTGAGCACCGGACAGTAGCGCCGACCAGCCGTCGGGGTCGAGCTCGCCAGAAGGCGGCGGCGGCGTCAGGTTCAGCCTGATGTAGCGGCCGTCGGCTGTCGCCAGATAGCCTCGCGTCAGGTCCAGACGCAGGTATTGGCCGCCGTCGCTCACGTGTAGGGCACCACGTTGCGGCGCACGACCGGTTGCAGCGTGTCGGTTGGGTCCGTGGCTTGGACTTCGTACAGGTCAGACGATGGGAGATCCGGAACGCTCCACGTTCCGTCCTGACTCCACACTCGGGCGACCAGCGTGCGGCTCCATTGGTGGCGCACCTCAATCCACAGCAAGCCAGGCACGCCATTGATCTGTGCCAGCCCGTCGTACAACTCGCCCGTCGGGTCTTGCATTCCGCTCAGCGATCCACGTGCCGTATCGGTCAGCGCCCACGCTGCGACGCGGCGCGTGATTTCCGTCAGCACCATCACCAGGGCCCTACGCGGTCGACGAACATGCGGCCGGCGCTGGTTGTGGTCGTGCCGATGGTGTTGGTTCCGTGGGCCATGGCGACCAACACCCCGCTTGCCAACCCCGGCGGTGCAGAAAACTCGGTCCCGATCGCGATGCCCGACGAGTCGTGCAGCGGGGCATAGAGCCCACGCATGCGTCCACGCACCGTGCTCTCTGTGCTAATCCATGCCTGAATCCACATATCGAGCCCGGTACCTGGTGCTGGGCGTGCAATGCTCGGCGTGGAAGACGTCCCGATTGCATCACTGGATGTTGTGAAAAACGCCGTTGCAGCCCGAATAGGGTTACCGGTACCGGCCCATCCGCGCGGCAGCCAGAACCCATCAGTGCCGGGCGTGGCGTAACCAGCCGCGGCGCGCGTGCACAGCGCTTGGTGCGTCCCTTGTATACCGGCAGCCTGCTGCGTTTCGCGCCCCGCGACGAACCAGCCGTACGGATCTCCTGGCACCCACGAATCAATATCGCCAACGCCATAGAGCCCGGCGCCGTACTCTCCGGTAAGTGTGCCGGTGTTGATGCAGATGTACGCCGTGCGGGCGTCGGCGATGATCACCCATGACCGCGCTGTGGAATCCGTGGTGTTGCTCTTGCGCCAGACGATGCTTGCGGCCACCTGCGCCGCGGTAGGCGTCTCGATCGTCCCCGTGTTGACGTCGCTCATGGTCGCGTAGCCGCGCACCAGCGCCTCACGCGTGCTGCCAGTGCCGCCGCCCGAGTCATCCACCCGCAGGTACATGCCGCTGCCACCGGACGTCGTATTGCGGAAGGCGGCGAGGTTGGTGCCGGTATACGGTTTGGTCCAACCGGCTGCCGCCTTCGAGCCATATCCATCGACGAGACACGCCGACAACAGTGAAATCAGGCTCGAAGCCTGCCCGGTGAGCGTCGGGGCGCCGGAGTCGGTGCTTTTGTAGATGCGGACGGTCATGCGGTCAGCTCACACTCTGGCGCGCCGGCGAACGGCGACCCGCTGTGCCCGGTGCGGCGATACCAGTGCGAGTACTCGGCGAGCAGCGCGCGCAGCGCCGTTTTTGGCTGGCCATCTACCAGCAGGCGCGCATCCCGCACGCCGCAGCGCTGCAGGATCCACGCGCGGGCGTGGTCCTGTGAGTTTTGGGCCAGCGGCGGCGCCATCTCTCCGGCCCATGCCTCGAACGGGGCCAGCGTCGGCAGCAGCCACAGGAACGCGAGCATCGCGCGCTGATCCATGCTCAGGTGCGCATCCGCGCTCATGCCCGCAGCGGCATCGATGCCCTCGCCGATGCCGATCTGCTGCGTCGGTGCTGGCGTCGGTGCTGGCGCTGGTGCTGGCGGCGCCGGCGCGTTCGCGACCGGCAGCGCCACCTTGGTGCCAGGCGCGTGGTCGGCCAGCCAGCGCAGCGCGATCGACGCGCGCTCAGCCGGTACCGCGATGGTGATCAGCACCGTTCCGTCGGGGGACTGCTCGGCACGGTGCCGCGTGCCCTCAAGCATTCTCGGGCTGCACCGTCTGCGCCGGGGGCTGCGCCACGCTGGCCAGCTGGATTGCGACGGCACCGGCGCTGCGCTGCTGGTCGTCGAAGCCGAACTGCGTCGCCTCGAAGCCCTCCGGCGCAATTACCTGCACCGGGGGCGGATTGATGTGCTGCATGGTGCGCTCCTTACAGCCGGAAGATGCGGTTGGTGCCCGAGTCCCACGTCACGATGATGTCGCCGCCATTGGGGGTGATGGGCAATCCGGTCGCCGTGTCGATCCAGGCCTGCAGGTAGCTGATCGTGTCGTCACCGCTGACGCGGCGGTAGATCAGGATCGCGCCGATCGCGATGCCCGACACCGCGGTGAATGTCACGTCGTTCGCGTCGACCGCGCCATTGCTCGTGACCGTCGCGCCGCTCAGATTGACGGGCCCCGCGACTTTTGCTGCCGGAATGAAATTGCGGATGTCCGGGTGCGTCGCATCGAACGTGTAGTTCGCGGTGCTGATCAGGTGGACGCTCATCACGCCCGGACTGGTTTCGCGCCAGTCCTGCGCGCCCTCGGCGAAGCGCCGGCGCGCAATTTCGTACAGGGTGTTTGCCATGCTGGGACTCCTAAAACTAAAAAACCCGGCATGGCCGGGCTACAGGGTGCAAATGGATCTCGCCGATTCGACGGGCTAGACGACCAGCTCAGTCAGTGAAACGCTGCTCACCGTGTACCCGTCGCCGGCTGCTGTCGGCGCCAGAAACACGACTTGGGTCTGAGTACTCCAGTTCACTCCGGCGAACATCCCGTCTGCTGGCGAGAACGACTGCTCGTGCTGACCGGTGGCGGCGAAGGTGATCAGCGTGAAGGTCTGCCCATCCACCACCAACTGGAGCGTGCCCGACGCGCCTTCTGAGATCGCATCGCACTGGACGCGCAGCACGTAGGTCTTGGCCGCCGACAGCGGCCCGGTGACGCTCGCATAGACCTGCGACTGGCTTTCATCCGAGACGCAGGACAGGTTCCCCGAGATCGTGAACTCCGCGCCCGGCGTCCAGCCATCTGCCGAACTGAAGTCGACCTGCGCAGCGATCAGCTCACCCAGCGCCATGCGCCACATTGGCAGGATGGGCGCATCCCGCACATCGAACAGCACGGGGAGTATCAGCGGCAACGTGCTCATACGCTCTCGGCCGACACGCCTACGTCGTACAGCGCGCCCGGCCCGGCAGTCCTGGTGATGATGTACGTGCCCGGCGCCACCAGCAGCACAGAGGGGGTGGCTTGGTCGAGGAAGCCTACAAACACCGGATCGCCCGGCGTCTGCAAATGGATCATCAACCGAACACCTGCGAGGTGCCGATTATGCTCGGCCTTGGCGAAACCTTGGCTGGTGTACAGCGCGACAGTAAACGGCGTGGTTGGCGTCACTGTGACAGAAGCTGTCGCACTGGTTCTACCTGGTGCAATCAGTTGCATGGTACGTCCTTAGAATTGAGGTTTGGTGCGATAGCCCCGCACGCGCCGGCGCAGTGCCCGCAGGTGCGCGCTGACCGGTGGCCCGAATGCGGCGGTGAACAGTTGCTCGTGGTACGCCGAGCGCTCCAGCGAACCGGCGTCGGCGTCTCGCACGCGGTACGCGCGCGCTGCTGCCCCGTGAATGAGGTCTGCGTGCTGGTCGATGGGCACGCCTGTGGGCTGCGTGTTGTCGTTGCCGGCACTCAGGCGCTCATTGCCCGTAGGCACCCGGTATCCCGACACGGTCAGCGTTGCGTCGGCTTCCGGGATCGGTGTCAACGCCAGATAGCCCTCGCGCTCGATCACGATGCGCTCAGGGATGCCCGTGATGGTGTCGTATTCCGGATCATCGTCCACTGCCACCGAAGCGCCGACAACGCGCAGATCCTGCCCGGTGCTGATCGACCCGGAGAGGATCTGATACCAGCCAGCGGGCATGGCGTACTCGCGCGTGTTGGCCGTGCACGCCACCGTCGTTGTGACCAGCATCAGGCTGCCGCGGATGCACGCATCGTCGATGGCCTCATCGAGCTTGCGAGTCAGGAACGGCGTTTCCCACAAGTACGGCTCTCCGGCGCGATCGTCGAGCAGCACGCGCAGATCCTGCAGCAGCTCCGCCCTGGTCATGACAGCGCGGCAATCCGAGCGCGCACGATGGACAGCACAGTGTTACGCGGGGGCGGCTGCGTGGACGATTCCTCCAGCGCCAGCAGCGCGCCTAGCAGCGCCTTGTCGGTGATCTGCTGCAGCTGCACGCGCAGGTCGGCAACGCTCAGCCCGCGCAATGCGATCACGCGGTGGTCGACGCCGTCGGCCGGAGGGGCGACAGGCGGCTGCGTGGTCCCACCCACCGAGATCACCTGCGTTGCGGGCTGTTGGCTGGGCGGCGCGATGGGCTCGGTCGGCTGCTGGCGAAGCAGCGTGGGAAGTTCGAACGGCGCATAACCCTCGGTGATGCTGAGCAGGCGCGCAACGTGCTCCGGGTCCGTCACCTCGCACACGTGCGGGCCGTCCGGGGTGCCGTCGATAGGGCGGAAAAAGTACCGCTGGTTCCCCAGTTCAATCGGGGCATGCGGGCGGTGGATCAGGGATCGAATCAGGGCCATGGAATGGTTCCGGGTAGAGGCTCCGGCCGGGCTTACGCAACGATCCGCTGACGGACGTTACCCGGCCGGAGCAGGTGACCTCAGTACGTGGGCTGGCGCGCCTTGTACGCCAGGCGGAAGTTGATCGTCTTGGCGTTCACCACGGTCGCGAAGGCAGTCGGGAACGTCGCGATGATCGTCCGCGCGTCGTCGCTGATGCCCAGCTTGTACGCCGTGGCCAACGCAGCGCCGGCGGGCTCCAGCACATAGAATCCCGCGGCATTGCCGAGCGCGCCCGAGACGATGATCGCGTCCGGGTCGTCAGCCGTGCCCAGGTGCAGCGTGCCCGTCGGCGACGCATTGCTGTCGAGCTCATCGCCATACACCCGGCACAGGTCGGGCAACAGCTCGTAACCCGGCGGCAGCTCGCCCACGTCAATGGTGTCGTTCTGCGCCGGGCCGGTGCCCGCTGCCCAGGTGTAGTACGAATCGACGAGCACCGGTTGCCCGATGTTGTCGGTGGTGATGGCGGACACACCTTCCTGCGCCCGCGTAGCCTTCAGTGCAGCCATGTTGCTCTCCTTGGCGTGGCGCCGGAGCGCCACGCACATTCGTCAGTGAATTGGACTCGGGCCGGACTCAGCCGGCGATCAGCCCGGATCGGCCGCGGCGGTGTCGACCGCGATCGTGCTGTAGTCGCGTCCGTTGAACTGGGTCTTTTTCGCGCCCCAGATCACGTCAGCGCCGATCACGACCTCATTGCCGCGGTTCTGCTGTTCCTCGTGCCAGCTGAACCGCAGGCCTTCACCGGGCGACCCGAACGCCAGCACACCGGCCTGAGCGCCCATGAACAGCGCGCGCGCCGCCTTGACGTTGCTGCCGGCGCCGTAGTCGTCGTACCGGATCACGTTCTCGTGCGAGTGCAAGATGCAGTCGCGCACCAGACCCAGCGACTCGTTGAAGATGGGGTTCTGGCGGCCCTCGGCGCCGGCCGCGGCCTTCTGGATGTCGAGCCACCCACCGGTGCCGGTCGCCGTGCGCAGGTCGTGTTCCTGGTAGGTGTGCATCAGGAACACGAAGCGGTTGATCCCCTCGACGTTGCACGGCTGGATCTTGACCAAGCCGTTCTGCTGGCTGCCGCCGCCCATCGTGCGTGCCTTGGTGACCACGCGCTCGATGACATCGCGCGTCATCTTGCCGGCAGTGGTCAACGTGGCCTTGCTGGTGCCGTCGCCGTACATCTGGTGCTCGGCGTCCGGGGCCTGCAGCGGGTTACTGGCGCGGCCGGTCCAGCCGAGCGGCCAGACAAACGAGTTATCAATACCGCGCGCGCCCGACAGGTAGATGAAAATGGTCTCGTCGTACAGACGCGCCCAGTAATCCTCCAGCTGCTCGCGGGCGAGCATGCGGTGGTTGTGCAGGGTGCGCTTGCGCGTCATCTTGCCGCCGAGGTTCGCGCCCTTGTAGCTCTGATCGATGCGAACGACGTCCTGGTAGAACTTCAGCTTTGCTTCGCTACCAACGCGGTTGTCGTCGCCCTCGACCGGCGCGCCACCGATCGCCACACTCAGGTCAAAGCGGATCTCGTCGCCGTCGGCGACTTCAAGATCGGTCAGAATCTGCAGGGGCTTGGTCTTGCCCTTGCTGGCAAACTTGCGGGTGAAATACGAGCGCCGGCTGATCTGCTGGAACAGCGACGCGCTAAACAGCTTGACGGCTTGGGGCGAATTGAGCCCCACGATGGTCTGGGCCATTGGCCTGAGTCCTCTGGTAGTGAAAACGTCCAGGCACTCATGCGCCGTCCTGCTTGCCCGCCGCGCTCATGCGCGACGGCTGTGGGTTGCGAGTCAGTTTGCCCACTGGGGCAACCTGCTCGACTTTGTCCGGCCCCTCGATTTTCAGGCGCGTGCGCCCGCCGCTCTTGGGTTCGACCGTGATGGTGGTTCCGCCTACGCGCACGGCAGCGCCGGGCGCTAGGTCCAGGTAGAGCGCCATTACTCGGCGCGCGGCTCGTTCGGTCGCAGCTCGAAGGAGGCGCCCGGCGCTTGCGCCAGCAAGCGTTCAATCTGGTCATCGCTCATGCCGGCGAATCGCGCTT